ATTCCTCCTACTTTCTTTAAATGTTTAATTATGTCTTGATCGCGTACTTTGGTCATTACTATATGTTTTTCATATAATGGATTTGATGTATCTATCTCTTCTTTACTTTCTTCTTTTTCTTTAATTTTTTCTTCTAATATGATCTCATTTTCTAAATCATTTATTATATTTCCTAATTTATGTTTTAAACCACATTCTTCTAGAAAGTTTTTAAAATTATCTATATTGTTTGCAAAACTTTTTGCATTTTCTTTTCCAATACCATCTACTGTTTGTAACATTGTTATCTTTTCATCTACAGTTTCATTGCTTAATAATATATTTGGATACTTATCCAGAATTGGTGTTATTTTTCGCTTTCCAATACCTCTTCCAAACTTATTTGATGCAGCCATTATTGTTATTAAGGTAGCTTCTTCCACCTTTGTCTTTATACCATCATATATTTTGTTTATCATTTTTTCTTTAAAACCTTTAACATTGTTATAGTCTTCTTTTTTCATTTTTATAATATCAGGCACACTTCGATATCCAGCTTCCATTATTTTTTTTACATTTCCTGGCCCTAATCCATCTACTTCTATAGCTGTAAAAAAATCCGTTATATTTTTTTCTTGCACTGTACTATCTTCATTTACATTATCTAACACAATATCAACGTGTGTGTCCGTCCAATGATATTTTGATAAAGGCATTTTCGCATTTTCTGCAGGCATTGTCACTGTTTTTATATAAGGTATAACATCCCCACTACGAATAATTTGAATTATTGAACCTATACCTATTTTATTTTCTTCAATGAACTTTCCATTAAACCCTGTTGCATATTCTATTGTTACTCCACCTAATTTTATTGGTTCTATACGAACTCTTGGTTTTAAATAACCACTTTTGCTTGGAGTCCATATTACATCTACTACTTTTGCTTCTGCTACTTGATCTGATATTACCATTTTAAATGCAAAAGCATAATCAGGATTTCCTGTTTTACGTTCATGAATGCGATCATCAGTTACTATTACACCATCTATCTCATATTCATAATTAGTTCTCCAATCCATTAATACTTGTGATAACATTTCATTTGTTAAATTTTCTACATTTTTATTTTGAACTACTATATGACCTAATTGTTCTAATTTTTGCATTTGTTCGCTTGGACGAATATGTGGTTTTATTACCTCATATGCTACAAATTTCATATCTTTAGCTTTATTATCGATTGATTTACTATTTACTATTCCAGATACCAAATTTCTTGCATTTGCAAATTTTGTTTTGTACTTTTCATCAAATGTTATACGTGGTATTATAAATTCTCCTCTTACTACACTGTCTTTCTCTTTTGGTAAATTTAATACAGGTATCAAATGACTTATATCTTGACCTATTGTTCCATTTCCGCGTGTATATAATTTGGGTTTTTCACCTTCAGTTGTATATAATCCACTTACACCATCTAATTTACAAGATAATACGTATGGACCTTTATATTTTTGACACCAATTTACTAAAGCGTTTGTATCTGGTTTTATTTTATCCATTGAAGCCATTACATATGGTAATTTTACCTTATTTTTCATTACTTTTGCACCTATTTCTTCTATTATTCCATTTGATGGATATTTTCGCTCTATATATTCTTTTATTATATCGTATTCATTATCATTATTTGTTAATGGAGTTTTTGTGTTGTAATATGAGTGATTACACGCTTCTATTATATCTGTTAATTCTTCTTCTTTCAGGTTCTCCAATACACTAATTCCTTTCTGTTGAAACTCATCAATTATCTTTTTTGCATTCTTTATTTTTTCTGTCATCTTGATATCTTTATTATTTAATGGTATATTCTCTTTATCATTTTCTATAATTTTTAATTTTTTAATTGTTTTATTCTTTTTTTCTTTATTATTTATTATTTTGTTTTCATTTTTATCCATATATAAAATTGGTGCTAATTCTGGAAGATCATCTGTTTCTACTTTTTCTTCTATTTCATTTTCATTTATCGTTAAACGTGGCACTATTTCTACCAATTTTACCTTTTTTTGTAATTTACGTATTTTCTTTGTTTTTTCAGGTGTTATTTCTTTTTTTTCAGGTGTTATTTCTTTTTTTTCGGGACTTTTCTTCTTAGTTTTACGTTTTTTTGGAGAACCTTCTTTTTTCTCTTTTTGATTTTCACTAGGTTCTCTTTTTTTACGTGTTTTTCTTTGTTTTTTCTCTGGTGTTGATTGTTTTAACATTGTAGGTTCAGTATGTGCGGGACATAAAGATATTACACAATCTTCTTTATTTAAATTACAAGTACACCAATTTCTTGAATGAATTAAGTTATCATCAGCCCAACTTGGAGAACATCCAGTTACACATTCACCAACTGGAACATTATCGCACGATTTATAGCAACTTTGGCCTTTTTTTTCTACATTAATGTTCTCTTCATCTTTTATAATAGGTAATGTAGTTTCAACAGATCTTCCATCTAATCTTTCTTCTGGTTTTTTGTATTTTAAATACAATGAATCGAATATATCTTTTTCATTATTAAATTTTTTACTTACTTTATCTTCTTTAGTTTTACCCTTTTCTTTTATATACATACCGTGTTCGTTTAAAGATAAACCTAATTTTAAAGCATAACTACGCATAACAGTATTAAATGACTTACTACCTGTAAAATATAAAATAGCAAAAGGATATTCTTCTTTAGTTGTATACATAAAATCAACACGTCTGTTAATTTCTTTACCTGGTAATTTTGCAATAACTAAGCTCTTTGTCTTTCCATATGATAATAATTCTACTATAATTCCCTTTTCTTTCAAATTATCAATAAAATTTTTAAAAACATTTGAATCATCTGCAGTTATTATTACATCAATATCTCCTGATGTTTTTGCACCACGACGATAACTTCCTACTATTTCAAATTCACTGTCTTTGTTGGATATTTTTTTAAATTCATTATTAAAAACTTGATTATATTCATCAATTTCGTCTCGTGGAATACGTTTTTGGATATCATCGTAATATTTTAATCCAATTTTTTGTTTATCATTCAATAAATTATCTTGTTGTTCTCGCAAATCATCAATAGTTTTTATACCATTTTTTACTAATTCTTGTGCTTTTTTAGGTCCAATTCCATAAATATCTGTTAGCCACATTTCTGGGTTCTCTTTTTCTCTTTCAAAAACCTCTAATGTTCCTGTATTTGTATATTCAGTTAGTTTTGCAATAATAGTTGGACCTATACCTGGTTTTCCTTCTAATTCACGTGGTTCTGTTATATTTTCTTTTAGTCCTAAAATAACATCTTGTGCTTTACTATAAATACGACTGCGAATAACATCTCCTTTTTTACTCATTAAAATTGATAATCTACTTAAGACATCAGCATATATTTCATTTTTTCTAGGTATTTCACTTAATTGATTCATTATATTATATATATGCATAGATATAATATAAGTTGTTAATAATTAACCTTTATATGATTAGAAACCAGGTTCATCTGTAAATACTTGTGTGCTACTCAATGCTAATGCCTTACCATCAGTTACAACATTCATGAAATCATTTAGAGAACCATTTAATTGTAAAAAACAGAATAATCCAATAAATGCAGAACCAAACACCATACTAGCATCACGAATTACAAATTTAAGAGGCGTCCACTTTTTTGCAATATATTTCATTTCAAAAACTTTTAAAACAGTAAATAAAAATGTTACTATTGCAGCTATTATCAATAATTTTTCCATTGATTAAATATATTTAATTATAGAATTTTATATGTTTAATATAACGCATAATCATCCTAAATTGGTGGTAATTCTTCAATACCATCTAACAATATATCTTGACCTTCTAAGTCTTTTTCTTCTGCGTCTAATACATCAAATCCACTTAAATCAACTAAATCGGTATGTATTTGAATACGTTCATCATCTGTATCACTTTCTTCTTCCAACTTACGTTCAATTGCTCTTGACGTACTAATGTCTTCCAATCTTTCGATTGTTTTTGGAGCATCAATTTCATCAACTTTATTAGTTGAATCTAATACAGAATCCACATCATTAAACGATAATTGAGTTACTACTTCATTATCATCTATATTTTTAATAGTTGGAACAATATCTGGTATCTCTTCTTCTTCATTTATGTTCTCATTTGTTGCATTTGACTCTTGATTATTTTCTACATTTTCCTTTTTTTCTTCTTCGGGTTCTAAATCCTCAATTATAACTTCTTCTTCTTGCTCGACTCCTTCATCCATATAAGCACGAATAATTGCTTCTGTAGGAACACTCTCACGAATTGTTGTTAAAATACATTCTTGAACGATTGACTCCAATTCACGATTATTTTTTTGTACTTGAAGAGGTGATATATTTTTTTCAAATAGATATACATTTGTATACACTTTACGAGCAACGTGAATATATACTTTGTGAATAAAAGTATCTAACTTAGGGATGGAAATATCAATCTTTTTTTGTTTATTACCAACACGAATACAAGTTAATACTTTTAATTGAATAATATGGACGCAAGTAATTAAATCTTCTAAATAATCACAGCTACTACGTTGCACTATTCGTTTTCGCTCTTCTTCTATTATTACATTATTCCATTTTGGAACTCTTGATAATAAATTTTGAAAGGTCATTAAATATTTATTTGCTTCATCATTATCTAAACACATTTTCCAGGATTCATTGTATATTGAACGAATTCCTTCTACCATTAAAGGAGTAAAAATACTTACTAAACGGCTACACCATTCATTTCTCGATTCGTGTAAATTAGAGATTACAAAATCGTCCATTATTATATTTCATTTATACTTTTTAAGTCCTTATTTGTACGCAAAAATAAATAATCTAAAATATATAACATTAACATTTTTTCATATCTATACTCTTTTCGTATTATATCAAAACATATACATATTTTTGATTTTAATTCAATATTTATTAATTTTGTTTCTTTTATCCAATTTATCAAATCTAAGCTTGATAATCCTTCACTATAAATACTATTTGATAATTCTACTATTTTTTTATGATTTATTTCATTTTTTAAAAATTCATTCATTTTTTCATTTAACCGCGTAGTACCTAGATTAACTATTGAATAATTTTCACTTACTGATATTTTATGTAAATTTACTAATTCATTATTTTCCATATGTTCTGGCACATATATTTCACAAAAACGCGATAATATTGGATTTAATAATTTATGTTTATTTTCTATTATTATAAAAAAACGAGTATTAAAACTAAATTGTTCTATACATCGTCGTAAAGCTGATTGGGCGTCTATTGTCAAATTATCTGCATTTATTAATACTATTGTTTTAAATAATGCACCATTATTTGATTGAATGTTTGTTTTTGCAAAAAATTTCAACTCTTCACGAATAAATTTTATTCCTTTACCATGAGCACAATTCACTGTCATTATATTTGATTTCATACGTATTTTATCATTATTATATATCTTATTTAAAAAATTATTAACTATTGTTCTCTTTCCTGTTCCAGATGTTCCATGAAAAATTAAATGAGGTATTTTATTTGTCTTATAAAAATAATCCAATTTTTCATCTATATCTTTATGAATATCAAATTTTGGTTTTCTATTATACGAATGAATATTTTCGTGTTGTATTTTTGTAAAAATATTTTGCATTTAAGATATATTTAAAATCATATAGTATTTATATGATTTTACCGCAGATTTTAGTTTTTCTTTACTATTGATAATTGTTTTGTAAAAGCATATCTTTCATGATACATGGTTTTTCTACTTACATTGCAATCCAAACAAGCTATTACTAAGTTCTCTTTATTATGTCCAAATCTATTATCTATTCTATCTAACGACCATTGAAATGGTTCTCTTACATTTTCATATAATATTTTTACTATTTTTTTGCAATAAAAACATTTATTTCGAGAACCTTGTAATAAATTTATAACATAATCTATATCTACTATTTTATCTGGTTCATATAAATTTTTTTTTTGATCTTGACCTTTATAACCATTTATTTTTTTGTTAATTTCTTTTACTATTGTATTACATATATTATTATGTTTTATATTATTACTACACAACTCATCTATATATAATATTTGATTTTCATTTTCTAATTCTATTTCTGTAAAATTCCATTTATCACTATGTGTTATTGCTCTTTTATTAGCATCTTTTTTAGTTTTTACATTCTTACTTGTACTACTTTCTAAAAAATTAATTTTTTTGGTATCCTCCATTAATTAATAAATTACAAATTATTTCTATAATTTATTTTAGACACATATATTATAATAAAATGTCCGCTCCTAATCAAAAGAATGAAAAAGAAAAGAATGAAAAAGAAAAGAATGAAAAAGTAAAAAAATTATCAAAAAAACAATTAGCAGTTGATAATATATTTAAACCTGATACAGATGGTATTTCTTTATGGGTTACTCGTGATGAATTAAATGGAACTGATTTAGATTGGGGAAATAATGGTGTAGGAAGACACGGCGTTTATTTTGGTGATAATCGTTTTAACTGGGAAACTAAAAAAGAAAAAAATAGAATTATTGCAGTAAGAACAATTGGATTTAGTACGGATTTCTTACACGGGGCTACTAGACCTATACGTGCTGATATTCATAAATATCATAAAGCAATGGGTTGTGTTGTTTGTGGTAGCCATTCTGATCTTGTTACCGATCATAAAAATGATCTTTATAATGACCCTCGTGTTCTTGATTCAAAAACACAAACTAAAGAAGATTTTCAATGTCTTTGTAATCATTGCAATTTACAAAAAAGACAAGTTGCTAAAATTACTGTAGAAAAAGGTAAAAGAGTTCCTGCTACATCTATACCATCTATCGCTGTATTTGGTATTAATTTTACAACTGGTAGCGAAAAACTTAACGAAAAAGATATTAATGCTATGGTTGGCACATATTGGTACGACCCTGTTGATTTTATGAAAAAAGTGAAACAACTTGTATTATATAAACAACTTAAACGATCTATATAATTTTCATTAATTTATCATAATATTCTTTTGATACTTCACAACCTTTAAATTTTCTATTTGTATTCTTTGCTGCGATTGCTGTTGTTCCACTTCCTAAAAATGTATCTAATACTACATCATTTTCATTTGAATGTTTTTTTATTAATTCCTCAAATAATGGCAAACTTTTTTGAGTTGGATGGAACTTATTCTTACCACCTTGTATCGGATAATAATATATTGCATTATCATATTTACTATTAAATGTTGGTTTTCCTCCTTTTACTCCTAATAAAGCTATTTCACGACAGTTTGTCAAATAATTTGTTTTTGAATTTAATGGCTGAGGATTTGTTTTTATCCACTCAATTAACCTTATCTGTTTAAATTTATTCTTTTCCATCAAATTTTTTAAATCAGTAATCTTCCATAAATCAAAGAACATTATCATAGTTCCACCTTTTTTTAATTTTTTATAATATTCACCTATAAACGTATCTAACATATCCATTGTAAACGTATTATCCCAATCTCCATAATCTGTTTTTACACAATACTTCTTTCCATATATTGTACCATATTTCATATAATTTTCTTTTTTATCATCAGACACATTATTATCTTTTGCATATTGTTTCCATTCATCTTCTGTTTTTATATATTTAACATCATTACGTTCATTTTCTTTTACTTTGTTATAATGTAAATTCATACCACTTTCACGCGAAATTGCATAGGGAGGATCTGTTAAACATAAATCTATTGAATTATCATTTATATTAGTTAAATATTCTAAACCGTCTGTTAGTTGTATATCAATATTATCCATTTTATTTTTGCTATTGTCATATTCTATATCATTAGTAATAATTTTCAATTTTCTTCTACCTGACATTATTATATATAGCACTAGTTTTTTTAATAATATTAAAAACAATATTATTAATTATTTTTGTAGTAATGGTAACAATCTTTTAAGTGGATGTTCTGGAAATCCATTAAATATTGAGTTTTTTGATATCTTAGGAAAGCAAACTGCAATTGTATTGTAAATAATGTAAAATATACCTATTACAAATAGTAACTTATTAGCAATTACAGAACTATTTTCACGTTTAAATCCTATATATATTAAAATTGGAATAAACAATAACAAATAAAATAATCTACCAATTGTTATTGATTTATCCTCCTGTATTAATTCATACATAATACTTAAAAAAAGACCTAATGCTATTATAGATAAAATTAAATATAAAATATTATATTTTGTATTGAAATAACCTACTATTAAAAAAATAGGACCTAAAACAAACATACTTATTACATTAGGTATTAAACTTATAAAATTATTTTCACGATTTTTTATAGTTAATATAAAGAATATACTACACAGTATAAATAAAAATATGTAGGTTAATAATTCTTTTGGTATATAATTTATGTTTATCATAATATATATTCTATATATATATATAATGGAACAATTTAATGATGGATCACCTATTTTCATTTTTTCAAAAATGAAAGATATATTAGATTACCAATTTCCTGATGAAACATATGATATAATGAATAATGAAAATACTGGTGGTTTTAATAAAGTTCAATATTTTTTACTAAAAAATAAAACAGACCCAAAAATTATTAGAAAAATAGTTTATAGAAAATCTAAAACACCTATTATTCTATTACATAAATATAATCATTTACAAAAATATATTGATGTTTTAAACAATAGTTCAATACACGAAAAAAAAATAAATGAAACATCTGCTGATACTGATACTGATATAGATAAAGTAATAAATTATTGTAAAAAACTAATAGCAAATACACAAGATGAAATGATGGATCATTTAAATTGGGTTACTGCTTCTAATGAGAATATTTCACCACAATTAGAATTCTTTGGATATATAATGGATAGAAAAATGCATACTAATAATGATAATGGCTCCAAAAAAATTATTTATGCAATTCATAAAATTATTATAAGTGAAGCATACGATACTGATTTATACAGTTTATATAAAGATCATACTGATGGTGGTAAGATTAAACCCGATGAAACACTAAGAGATTTTGATAGAGTTATCGCAAAAAGAATAATAGATATAATCGCAAAGGTTCATAATAAGGCTCATAGAATACCATTTGATATTAAACCTGACAATATTGTTATTAACGTAACACCTTATTATGCTGATTTAGATGTAAGAATGATAGATTTAGACTCAAATTTATACCACGATTATTCTAATTTATTAAAAAAGACAGGCGAGCACGCACCAAAAGAATTAATAAAAGCTTTAAGTATTATGATTTTAGCAAACCATTTTTTTTACTTTTTTAATTGGAATATTTTTCAAGAATATATAAAAGATAATCATAGTTGGTTTGATGAAAAGAAAGCTTCTTTATTTGCATTGTTCTGTGAAGTTGATATTCATACTAACACACCAACAAAATTATCACAGAATTATCAACATATGAATAATAAATATTTGAATTATTTTATAACTGGTTATAGATATATGGAAAACAATTTATCTTGCGAAAAACTATTTAATACCATGTTTGATAATATGAAACTTTTATCCTCACCAAATAAATCTCCTGATTTTCCATCTATAAATAAAGATTGTGCTAATGATGGATGTATTATAGCTGGTGGTAATAGTAGAAAATTAAAAAAGAATAAAATTACAAAACATAAGATTAAACATTCTTGCAATAAAACTCTTAAAAAAAATTCTAGTAAAAAAGGTATTGCAGTAATAGACCAAAACAGTTATAATATTGAAGGTAAAATTTTTCTTAAAGAAACACTAACTGGTCTTAAGATTGAATATGAAATAAAAGGATTAGAAAATGGACTTCACGGTTTTCATATTCACGAATATGGCGACTTATCAGACGGCTGTAATAGTGCGTGTTCTCATTTCAATCCATTTAATAGAAAACACGGCGGATTATATTCACGTGAAAGACACGCAGGTGACCTTGGTAATATTAAATCAAAAAATAATTTAGCAAAGGGTTCATTATATGTAAAAGGAATATGTTTAACAAAAAATATGAAAACATCTGTTCTTGGACGTATGTTTGTTATTCACGATAAAGAAGACGATTTAGGTAAAGGAAATAATGACGAATCTCTAAAAACAGGTAATGCTGGAAAACGTTTAGCTTGTGGAGTAATTGGATTACAAAAATAATATATTTATTGTATTTCTCTATATTCAATTTTCAATTTATATATTTATTGTATTTTCACAATGAATATATATTTCTTTATATTCAATTTTCAATTTATATATTTATTGTATTTTCACAATGAATATATTTTCTTTATATTCAATTTTCAATTTATATATTTATTGTATTTTCACAATGAATATATATTTCTTTATATTCAAATTTCAATTTATATATTTATTGTATTTCTTTATATTCAATTTTCAATTTATATATTTATTGTATTTTCACAATGAATATATTTTCTTTATATTCAAAAATTTATATATTTATTATACTGTAATTTTATGTCATTCTTTATATCCTATTTTCAATTTATATATTTATTATACTTTTTTTACAAAATAATTAGGTGGGTGAAATCCGAAATTGGACATTTTCAGAATGTCCATTTTTGACTTACCCCTCTGAGAAATTTTTTTTTTCATCTCGGAAATTGTCAATTTTGAGTTTGTGATTGAAATGCAGTAAATACAAAAAAAATAATTTTAATTTGGCTGCATACTTTTTTTACATAATTTTACGCGAAAAATTTAGGCGTTTTTTTTGTCATCATTTTATAGTGACACAATGATGACAAAAAAAACGCCAAAAAACGCCGGAAATTATCATTGTATAAAATGCAACTTTAAATGCAGTAAAAAGAGTGATTATAATAGACACGAAATGACTGCAAAACATAAAATGATGACAAATGATGACAAAAAAACGCCAAAAAACGCCAATGCATTATTCGTTTGTGAATGTGGCAAAGAATATAAGTATCGTCAGGGATTGTCGTTACATAAGAAAAATTGTACGTATAAGGAAGCAATATATGATTATGATGATTATGTAAATAACAATGTTGCAAATGATGTATCGAGTGAAAATATCCCAGATATGAAAGATTCATCAGTAGTATTAACGTTATTAAAGCAAAATGAGGATTTCAAAACTATGATGATAGATCAGTATTCTCAGTTGCATGAAGCAAATAAAAAAAATGTAGAATTACAGGAACAATTAGTAAATGCTGTAAAGAATAACGCAACAAATATAACTAACAATAATACAAACACAATAAATAATAACCAAAGGTTTAATCTTAATTTTTTCTTGAATGATACGTGTAAAGATGCAATGAGTATAACAGATTTTTTACAAAATATGAACGTAAAATTAGACGAATTAGACTATATTGGAAATCACGGATATGTAAATGGTATGACAAAAATGATAATGGACCGTTTAAAAACAATGGATGTAACAAAACGTCCAATTCATTGTACGGATATAAAGCGAGAAACAATGTATATAAAAGAGGATGATGGATGGAGTAAAGATACGGATGAATTACAAAAGTTGCGAAGAATATTAAATCGTATAACAATGACAAATTATCGTACAGTTCCAGATTGGAAAACAGCAAATCCTGAATGTGAAGTAATGGAAACCCGTACATATGATTTTTGTTATAAAA